ACAGACTTTTTCTTGTCGGCCATCTGATTAACTGCCCATCCAAGAATTGGCAACTCCGCCGGGAGAATATCCGCCCACACGTTTCTTGTCAACGCGCCCTTCGCGGTGCGCCACCGGAAACGCGAACGTCACCGCGATGGCGTCCGCAGCGTCGGGTGACGCCAGCCCGCGGGCCTTCATGTCCTTCTTCGACTCAAGGAACAGCGTGCCCTTGCTATCCGGCTTCGTCTTCGGCCCGATCAGGTCAGACTTCAGGAACCTGTCCTGCGGCACGCTGGCTGTCTTGAGCCACTCACGCATGGCGCCCCACATCTCGGCCCGCTTGTTGCCGTACATGAGCTGCTTCTGCGCCTTGTTGCCGAAGTTGACCCCGCGCACCTTGTACCGCTGCTCCTTCAGCCGATCCACCACGCCTGCACCCAGGCCGCCTTCATCGACGACGGTCAGCGCAGGCTTGTACTCCTCGATGGCCTCAATGACGTGGCCGACCACTTCCATCGTGTCAGCGCCGCGCAGCCGCTTGATGTCGATCAGGTCACGCCCTTGCCGCACCGCGATGACGGTGGCGTCTGACCCGAACCGCGCCGGGTCAACGCCGATGGTGATGGGCGCCGTCTCGTCCTTGTGCTTGGGCCGCTTCATGGCGTCATCCACCAGATTGACCGGGATGAACTGGTCGTCGCCTTCTGACGGGAACTGACCGTAGACCTCGACGTTGGCCTGGTAGCTGTCGGCGCCGTACTCGTCGATGATGCGCTGGTACAGGTTCTTGTCAGTTCCCTCGACCTCACGCGCGTCGATGTTGCTTGTGCGCCAGAAGCTGCGCTTGCTGTTGAACGTCTCGTAGAAGTAGCCGGTGTTGCGCCGTGGGTTGGAGAACGCGACATGAAAGCGGTGCGGCGTGTTCTCCGTGAAGAAGCCATCCGAGACTGACCAGATGCTGTCGGGTATACCGGACGCTTCGTCGAAGATCAGCATCACGCCGTCCCAGTTGTGAACCCCGGCGTAGGCGTCCGGGTTCTCCTCCGACCATAGCCGGCCCTCGACGGCCCAGTAGCGCGTGCCTTTCTTGAGGTCGCGCTCGACCAGTTCCGTGATCCACTTGGCCGGCATGATGCGTGTAGCGGCAATCTCAAACCAGTGGCTGTTTAGCGACATCGCCAGCCACTTGGTAATCTCGGCCCAGGTCACCGACCGTAGCTGCGCCTCGGAGTTAGCCGACACGATGGTCGTGCTGCCGATGCGCGTGGACAGCATCCAATGCACTAGCCAACTGACCAGCGCCGACTTGCCGATACCGCGGCCTGACGCCACCGCCTTGCGGAAGGTGTCGTAGTCCACCTTGCCTTGGTTGTCCTTGATGTGGTCGCGCAGGGTGCCTAGCACGTCGCGCTGCCATTTGCGCGGCCCTTTGAAGTGCTCCAGCGGCGTACCCGGCTCACCCCACGGGTAGGTCAGCAGCACAAACGCCAGCGGGTCATCCTTGATCGTCGGCGACCAAAGCCGACTCATCAATTCCATTTCCTCGGCTGCTGAGTAGATTGGCTGCTGCATAGTGGGTGTCGTCCTTTAACGGCGTCAGTTCGGTGTACAGACCTTCGATGACGCGCGACTGCGCCCGCTCTAGTGCGCCGGTGATGCTGATCTGCTGGTCGATGTTCACGTCGATCTGCTGCTTGGCCACCCAGCCGTGCTGGTGCTTGAGGATGTCGAGCGCGGCCCTGGCGTCGCCGTTGGCGGCGGCGTGATACATCGTCTTGGCGGCGGACAGTTCGCCGTCAGCGCGGCCCTTCATCTCCGCGACCTCGACCAGCGGGTCAAACTCAGACAGGCGCCGGAACTGCTTTGGCGTTAGCCCGGCGGCCAACGCCAGGCTGTCGCCTTTCAGGCCATAACGCGCGGCTTCGTAGATCGCCTCCAAGCGCGCCTCGGTGGCTTCTGGGCGTTCGGGTGCGAACGGCAGGGAATAGAAGGTCATGGTGCCATAATAGATGACGCGAGGGGCGCGGGCAAGGCTGCACTAAACTGTGTTGCGTAAAAATAAAAAATAAAAAATTGTTTGCGGAGGGTGCCCGTGACAGCCACGCGCCCGCCGGCCCCCACCCCCCCCTCCAGCATTCCCAGCCACAGCCTGCGGCTACATGTCGCACCAGATCGGCGCGGTCATTTCCCTGCCTTGGCGCTTTGGGCATGACAATTCCAATCGGCTGGCGCGCCAGCTTGCGCGGTCATTGTTGGCATGGGCGTTTTAGGTTTTGCGTTTCGGTTGGCACATCACGATCGCGATCGCGTGACAATCCGACAATTTGGGCCATCTTGGGCGGTTTTTGGGCGGAATTGTCACTTTGGCACGACAATTCCAGTTCACCTGAGAACGCGAGGGGGGCGTGGCTCACCACGCGCCAGCGTTACAGCCTCTATATATGTGTATTATCTTTCTACTACAGTATCAAACACAAAACCCATATTACCTAGACGCATCATATCCCCTTGGATTACCGCGCAAAAAGCCTTGGCGGATTGCCCCCATCTGACAGCCTAACAGCCACAATCCTTGGCAATCCATGCTGACATTACAAATTAGTAAGAATGCAAACAAATGTGTTGCACAGCCTGCCGACGTTGATATGATGGGCGCATCAACAACGAAGCGAAAGGAAACGCAAATGACTGTCCACCGCATCACATACACCAGCAAGCACGGGCATCCGCGCATGGGGCGCGTTTACGGCGCTCCCGATTGTGACAGCGCCGCCACTTGGCTCAACGCACGCTATGATGGTCTGACGATCCGCGCAGTCGACGCCATAAACGAAAACGCCGCGCGTTACTGGGGCGAACAAGACCTTGGCCAGTTCGGCCGCTAAACGAATAACAGCACCGGGGCCGGCGCAAGCCGGCCCACCATAAACGAAAGGAAACGCAAATGGACTCCGCTTTCGCCACCGCACCGTATCCGGCTTACACCACCACGCAGTTGCTGGCGTTCATCGCTGCCAATCGCGGAAACCCTGTCATGCTGGCAGAGATCGAGCGCCGCACCCTGCGCGATGCTGGCGACATCTCCGTCATGACGCCAGGCGAACGCCTGCACCACATTCAGAAGCAGAAGGGAGCCTAAGCCATGAAGGACGCCCTCGCCATGCTGGCACTGTTCATCTGCATCGCCATGCTGGCCATCATCTGACACCACACCACACAATCCACTAAACGAAGGGAAAAACAATGCAGCACATTGAAAAGAGCCGTTTCCGCAAAGGGGAATATCACGCTGTGGTGGGGCACAAGAGCCGCGGCACATGGGGCTTTCGGGTTTTCAAGCTGGGGTATTGGCTTGCGGTTCCCCTTCTACCCGCTAGCTACGAGGTGGACTCAGCGGGGCCTCAATTCCGCGCCTACACCCTGAAAGAACTAGATGCCAAACTGGCGGCCTTCGCCGCAACAGGCAACGCATAACGACTCGCAACTGAGAGAAAGGAAACGACACCATGACAACCGTCCCCGAACTTTGCGAACGCTGCAATAGCTGGATAATCGTCGACGATGGCACGCCTGTCATTGAGACATGGAGCCGCGACTATGTCGACACGATCGCCAGCCGTAACACGCCCGGCGTTGCCATCTATACATCCCTGCAATGGTTGCAGCGTTTCAACGCAAGCGTTGCCGCCTGACAATCCACTACACGAAAGGAAACGACACCATGACAGACACAGCGCAACAGATAGCCGAACGTGCCATCGCCACGCATGGCCCTGCCAACGCCGCGCGCCTCTATCGCGAAACGGAAGCCGCTTATTATAGCGAAGCGCAATGGTGCGATAGCGCCAGCGATGAGCGCCGCAAGCTGCAGCTTGCAGAGAGCTATGGGCGCATTGCCGCAATCATTGAGCAACTCACAAGGGAGGCTTGAACCATGAACGATCAAGACATTGACACGCTGTTGCGCTTGCAGCGCCACGCCGCCGCGCAAGACGCAATCGCGGCCAATCCGGCGGTGTCATTCTCGGCCATACTTGACCGTGACAACGCCCGTTATGCCTACCGGCGCGCGCTGCATGACGCCGCTGAAAGCCTGTTGAACGAAGTGGCGCGCCTGCGCGATGCCGCACAACCAAAGGGAAACAAAACCATGAAATTGAACGATAGAAGCTATTGGCGCACCATGCCCACGATGGCGCTGTTGGACGCCGCCAAATATTCCGATAACGAATTGGCCATTGTGCTGGCCGAACGGCTGGCGGACGCACAGGCGGACATCGCCAAGTTGTGGCGGCAGTATGACGCCATGCAAGCCGCCCGCGATGATGCCTAAGCATGGCCGGCCTGTGCATCGCGCTGGCGCTGTTGGCGCTGGCCTTACTAATCGAGGAAGACAAATGACCACGACAACCACACCACCGCGCCAGGAACGCGACATCTTGCAGGACGCCGCTGCGGCCATTGCAGAGCATGACAGGCTTCACAGCGCCACCCGCGCCCTTGACGAGCGCATTGAGACCCTATGTGCCGAATACGGGGTTGCTACCCGGCGCTGGTGTTTTGCCCCACAACACCTTCGCCGCGCTGTAGAGGCGCGGGGGCTGCTGTCATGACCGCCCGCAAAGCCGTCATCCACAATCGCGTGTTCTGGTGGCTGTTCGACGATGGGCGCATGGTTCGCATATATGCGAACGAGCGCATCCGTGCGCACCTGTCGCAAGTGGCGTCTGTTGACGCGCGCATGGCCAAGGAAGCGGCCCCCAAGGGCCGGACGAACCATCCGCCTAGGCCGCCAGGCACAGCGCCCACGCTGCCAGCCGCTGATCGTGACATCAGCAACAGGACGCTGACCGAACTGGCGCACGATTACGGCTGGGGGAGCGTGTACCGGTTCAGCGAGTCATTGCGGAAGCACCGCCGGCCCGTCTACGAGCAGGCCCGCGCTAACGGCAACGCCAAGTCAGCCGCCAATTTGTTGGCCACCTCAGGAGGCCGACGCGCACCGCGTTATGATGCGGCGCAGGCTTTGTCGGATTATCTAAATGGGATATCGGTCGATGGCTAAAATAATTGGCTTGGCCTATTGACACGGACAATATGCCCGCTTATTGATTGTGTGTCGCCGGGCAATGACGCCCACCAAACAGGAGACGACAGATGCGCTACTATATCGAACAGCAGCCGCGCAGGTTTTATAACAGCAGCGAATTGAAATCCGCAAAGACGCGCGCCCGCAAGCTGACCGCTTTGTATGATTTGGTTTATGTCATTGCGGAGCAGTATGATGACGCGCGCAAAGATTACGCCGCCGTTGGCTCCATCTGCTTTGCCAATGGCCTTGAAGTCGGCGTTGAAGGCTGCGTTGTCGCATGACGCCCACAGCCCTACGCGCCGCCCCCGCAGCCCTCGGCCTATCTGGCCGGGGGCTTGCCCGTCTGCTTGACGTCAACGAAAAAACATGGAGGCGCTGGGTTGCTGGCCAAGTGCCGATCCCTCGCAGCGTGACCTTAGTGGTGCAAGCGATGCTTGAAGGCTGGCAGCCCGCAAACAAGAGTGACATCGAGGCTTCAAATGGCTGATCTAACAAACATCCTCGGCGCCCCGTGGTCATCGCAGGATGTGGCCAAGCCCACGCTATCGAAGCTGGCGCGCACAAGGAGCAATAACCGTGAGTAGTTCCAGCGCATCGCTGCCCCGGCACTACTACGTATGGGTTGATCAGTCGTTCATCCGCGAGGGCGGCGCCGGATATGAACCGGCGGTTTGGTTCGCGCTGCACAGCCACCCAGGCCGGGCATGGGGCTGCCATGTGATGCTGGAGTGTGGAGCGTTCTACAGGGGCTTGCCGCCCCATGCGCTGGCGTTCAGCGCCACGCCGGCCTGCACTGACTGGACGCTGCCCCAGGCGCAAATCTGGGATTGCTACGGGCGTGACTTCGCGCTGCTGATTTATGATTATCTGGATGGGCTGCGCGTCAGCATCAGAAGCGGCGAAACGGGCGAGTATCTGTTCACTGCGGTGCCGCAGGGCGATGCGTACACGCACGACCCGTCACAGGGAAAGGAGTTCATGTTCATCCGCACAACGGGCGACCGGCTGACCATCGTGCCGACAAACAATCTGCTGTTTGAGGAACGTAGCTTTACGGTAGATGGGGGCTGGCCACGGCTCAAGAAGTCCACCGAAGTCTGGTCATGCGAATGACCATTGCAGCACAAAGTTTGACGTGCCATACAACCCACCCAAACAAAGGAAACGACAATGCCACACAGTAGGATCGTCGGCGGATCAACCGCCAAGCGCGTCATCGCCTGCCCAGGCAGCGTGGCGCTGGTGGATAAGATGCCACCCAGCCCAAGCAGCAGCTACGCCAATGAGGGGACGCTGCTGCACGACACCATCGCGGACGTGTTGGACAAGAACAAGCCGCCAGAGTTCTTTTTGGGGCGCACTTATGAGGGCATCACGCTGGATGAAGACCTGATCGAACGCAAGTTGCGCCCGGCGCTGGCCGCGCTGGATCAAATCGACCCAGAGGGAAGGATGGAATATGCTGTCGAAAGCCGGGTGGGTTTTGGGGATTATCTGCCTGACGTTTTTGGTAGTACTGATTTTCTGGGCCGCATTGGTTGGCGCGCTGTTGTGCTGGATTGGAAATTCGGTGACGGAATATCTGTCGGCGCTGAAGAAAACGCGCAACTGATGTTCTACGCCGCCGCCGCGATGCGGACGGACGCCACGAAGTGGGTGTTCGAGGGCGTGGAAGAGGTTGAACTGATCATCGTGCAGCCGCCCAGCGTCAAGCGGTGGGTGACGACGGTGGAACGCATCAAGGCGTTCGAGGCTGACTTGAAGGCCGCCGTTACGCGGGCGTTGAAGCCCGACGCGCCGCTGAAGGCGGGCGACCACTGCAAGTGGTGCGCTGCCAAGCCTGTCTGCCCTGTCATGACCGGCGCGGTGGATCGCCTGCTGGCGACCAAGCTGGACGCCCTGCCGGTGGATCAGATCGCGCACTATCTGGATCAGGTGCCGCTGGTGGAAGACTTCATCTCTGGCCTGCGGGCGCTGGCGGAACAGATGCTGACCGAGGGCAAGCCCGTGGGCGATTGGAAGCTGGTGCCGAAGCGGGCGACGCGCCAGTGGGCCGATGAAGACAAGGCTGTGGCGTTCCTGACAAGCGCAGGCGTCGAAGCCTGGGGCGAACCGAAGGCGATCACGCCAGCGGTGGCCGACAAGGCGCTGAAGAAGATGAAGATCGAATTGCCGGACGACTTGGTGGTCGCCGTCTCCACAGGTAACACTCTGGCACCGGGGAATGACCCCCGGCCCGCGGTGTTGCAAATCGGCCACACGCTCAAAAAAGCGATGGCCAAAATCCAGTAAGGAAAGGTAGGACAATGGAATTTAATCCAGACCCAGACGACGAAACTTATTACCGATTAAATAAATTGGTGGATGAGTTAGACACTATCATCTGTCAGCACATCATAGAACATGACGAGAAAACAGGTTTAAGCGATGCCTTCAACGCTGTGTGCGCCGTGCTTTCCGGGGTTGTACAAAGTGTGTCCGACATCGACCGCGACGTGTTTCAAAAGCTGTCGGGTGCCATAGCGTATCACATCTACTGCCAAGCAAGGGGTATTAGTGAACGCGGCGAATATAAAATCCAGTAAGGAAAGGGTAAGACAATGAACGAAGTTACCAAGTTTGGCGGCTCGAATCTGCCGTCTGTTAAGTCTCTGGCGTCCGCGCTGCGTTCCATCGAATCGTCGGCTGGTGCTGGCGGTATGGCCATCCTGAAGATGGACAAGACCGGTCACTGGGTCTTTGGTGCCGATCAAACCGAGGTCGAGGATGACAGCCTGTGGGCCGTCAATCCGTTCAGCTTTGTCCACGGCTACATCGCCTGGGGCGATGGCGAAGTGCTGGCCGAGAAGATGGTCAGCGTGTCTGAGCCGTTGCCGGAACTTGACCCCGCGCCGCCATCCGCCAAGCGCGGCTGGGAAATGCAGATCGGCATGACGCTGGCCTGCACCAACGGTGAAGACGAGGGTCTGCAAGTCCGCTACAGCGTGACCAGCG